GGATATACAGGTTTACCTTCTTCTATAGCACCTAGTTTATTTAAAACATAAACATCTATCCATCCTTTTGTTTTACCTCTAATAATATTAGGATAATATTTTGGGGTTAGGTTTTTTTTATTTTCTGCAAGATCATTATTGTCATATGCTGTAGTAAAACCATCTTTATCTTTTTTCTCATGCATTGCAGGTGGTTGTGTATGAAAACTCCAGTTGTCAGGTTTAATTAACATTAGAGCTTCATCACGAGATATGTGATCTGGTACAGGAACATCTCCTGCCATTATTGGCCACCAATGATCTTCTTCTGGTGCATTGGTATCTGCTATAACTCCATACCAAGTAGCACCTCCATCTCTCATAGATGGAAATCTTCCTACCCTCATAGTACAAGCATCAATAATTGATTTAGGTATTTCTCTAGCTTCATTTACCCATACGCCTGTTAATTCTAAAGATAATAGTTTCTTAACATCTTCAGGTCTATCAAGAGCTAAGAATATAACTTCTAGTTCTATATCACCTTTATTGATTCTATGAGTATATGGTACTGACCAAGCAAAGTTTCCCCAAGTATCTTCAGGAAACCAATCTAACCATGTTTTAATTGTTGTAGTTTTTAATTGTGGGTTAGTATTTCTAATTACTGCCCATCGAGATTTACGCTTACCTTCAGCGTTTTTCTGCTGTAGTAAAGCTCTCCTAAAAATTTCTATGCAACAAGATACTGATTTGCCAGATCCAACTGGCCCTCTTAAACCTCTAAAGAAGTCGTCAGACTTCATGAATTTTTTTAATGTATCACCTTCAGGTTTATAATTAAAATTAATCGACATTCTTACCTACATTCGCTTGTAACATTTTATAAACTGTTTCTTCACCAAATGCTTCAATGAGTTTATCAGCTTCATAATCTGTTATCATGTGTGTAGGATAATAGCTTAGATGTGTTTTTTTTACAATCTTTCTTAATCTTCTTCTATCTTTTAAACTTAAAGTATTGATGAACGACATTCTTCTTCCTTAACTTGTTGTTTAACTAAATCAAGTATTTCCTTTTCAGTACCATATTTCTTTTCAAAATTTTTCTTATCTAAATGAATCCCTGTATTGCCTTGATGATGTTCATGGCATAATGGGATTACTTCAAAATGGGAGCTTCTCCTTCCCATTCCAACATTACCTTTTCCATTATTTCTTATATGATGTAATGTGGCAGGTCTTTGACAGACAAAGCAACCCAATTGGGCTACCTTGTCCATCCAAAGTTTTTCTTCCTTAGTAGCCACTAGATTGCGATTTGGGCTTCTTCGGTTTTTTCGGTTGTTTTGGTTTCGGTTTCTTTTTTGTAGGTTTCTTCATTGATCTCCTCATAAGTTGCTCTGCAGCCATCAGGGATAGCAGCAGATGCTTTTTGCATTGCAATAATATCATTATCTGCCTTATAGTAAATTTCTTTTTTTAATTCGTCATTCTTCCAAACATTAACTTTATAATACATAATTACCTCTTTTTTATTGGGAAGGATCAGGATTATAAGATAATATTAAAATATCAACGCACCTACTATAAAGCCAGAAACAAATATTATTATTTCTTGCCTATACAGCAATGACCATATTTTGAACTTTTCTATATATTTCTGTAATTGCATATAAGCAATATGCTGATATTACGAATAAAGTCCAGCAAATAAGTATTAGGAATATAATGGTGTAATACCATAAATCCCATAATAACTTCATTTCCCCTGCCTGTTGTAAGACTTAAAACTTCTTTTTTTGGATTTGTTCATAGAACTAAATTTTGGTCTACGACTAGCTATACTAGTCTTCTTAAACTTTGCCCTTGTTTCATGGGCAACCTTTTCTGTATTAAATTTTTTCTTCTTAGCCATTTGTAGTATGCTAACGAATATTTAAGACTTTTCAAGATATGCTTTTTTTAAGCTCTATCGCTTGTTCAACTCCACTAGTCATCTGACGATGATGGTTTTTGCCCCCACCCATCGAATGATGGATGTGGGAAAAGAGTAGGTGGTCACCTACACTTTAACTTAGGTCGATGTTAATCTTTATATCGCCTTGAATATTGTGAGCTACCTTGTCTGGTGCTCTCAATCCAACTCTATCTAGGATGTCCCTACTAGCTTCGAGCTGAACATACTCACTTCTCGCTCCTGAAGACAGGTCGATAAGTTTCCTAGACGCACTTACTGCACCAAGTCCTAGAGTATTTGCTATACTTCGTTGCATATAACTCTGTACCTTTGGTAATCGTAGTGTGCGACTTGCACTTACTCTCCCTGCTTCTTCGCTTCCTTTACTTGAATATCCAGCTGTTTTAGCTGCATCCTTGATGCTACAGCCAGTTGTTACGATAGTATCTACTAGCTTCTTCTGTTTCTCTGTTAAGTCCGTCATATAACGCTTTTATTATTCTACCCCTAACTGTTCGTAGTGGCAAGAAATCTCCTTGTCAAGCATTATATTAGGACTTTAGTAGATGTTGCTACGCACAACACTATATCTAGTACTGGGCAAGAACCTACGGTTCTTACGATCTCCCTTGTCCTCGTTCGCAGGCTCACTTCGGTACGCTTTAAAGAACGCCACTCGCCGTGGCATGGCACACGGCACAACTAACCTTAAACTAACAATCCTCATTGGGACAACAGGACTCTTTGTCCACTTTACTTGGAAAAGGACAAGCGAGTCGCAGGTAAACCTGCCAAGCTGTTGCACCAACGAGCCTCTTTAGTTTGTACGGAGTTGTCCGTGTTTAGGACATATATTAACAATAACTAGGAGGATGATATGACAATATCTGAAAAAGCTAGAGATTTAATAGCTTACTTCAAGATTCGTGAAGATAGTGATAAAATCAAGCGAGTTGAGGAGTTAGCTGTTAAAAGAGATGTAGCTGAATCGGTAGGTAATACTGATGAAGTTGCAATCATAGATAGTGAGTTAACTAACTATGGTGAAATAAATCCAATTAAACAAAAAGGAGTATAATATGGATAATGTGAAAAACATATACAAAGACGATCCTGAAAGCAGATTGCTTAATATGGAATTAGTCCTTGATGATAATGAGAAAGCTATGATTGATGGTGTAAAAACTTTTGTACAATCAATCATTACACCTTTCGTAGATTGCCAAGATTGGGCTAGAATAGCTGAATGGAATTTTGATTCAGTTTATGGTTCAATGTATAGACATGACGAAATGTGTAATTCTTCGTTGGATAAATCCAAAGAGGAATTGAAAAAGTATACTTCAGAAGATGTAGGTACTGAAATCTCTAAAGGTAAATTATCTACTGCTTTATTCAAGGTTAAAGCACAAACTTTAAACTGTAGAAGAAGTGGATTAATTGTTAAAACTTTAGAAGATGAGTATAAGAAAATCTTTGATAAAGATTATGTACCTAAATCTAAAAGAGGCAATGTCACAGATAAAGTTTATGTGGACAAAGCTGAAAAAGATATGATGATAGCTGAAGCTAATAAGCTGTTAGCTGTTTAATATCAAAAAATTAGCCCTTGTATCTCTATTAGTGAGGTATGAGGGCTTTTTTTATCGTGTTTAGAATCATTCTAAAGAGGCAAAACACGGTGGGGCAAAAACCTGTGAGGTGCTACCGAATAGGTTGCATACACAATTAATAAGTGTATAATAATAACAATATAAAAGGTAAATTATGAATAATCCAAATTATTATTTTGCAGTTAGATGGTTAGAAGCACAGGGTGTTTCAGAAAATGAATGGGGACACCTATGTGATAAAATCAGAGAATCTATTAATATTGATGAGTTTACTAAAGAAGAATTAGAAAATGTATCAATATTATCACAAGGTGATTTATTAACTGCTGGTGAAACAAGTATAATGTTAAGATTATTTATTAATAAAAATAGAAAGAGGTAAACAATGTGGAATAAAATCCAAAATTGGCTAATGAATGTATTAGCTAAATGGATATGGATCATAATTATGTTTCCTATCCGAGCTGTTATAGGTCTATGTATTGCTGTAAGCAAACATATGCCAGAAAAAGTAGAAGTTCCTTATGAAATTAGGAAAAAAGAAAAAGAACCAAATGGAGTTAAACAATGGTTCTAACTAATTTATTAATGGTACTATTAGGATTTATACTATCAATGTTAGGAGTAATAATTGCAATCCATTCAAGTCATTTTGAATTAGGATTAATACTTTTAGTTGGTGGTATATTATCCGTTTTTGAAGGATTACCAAGGAGAAATAATGGGTAAAACTAAACAAGAGTTTTTAGATAAACTCGAAAAACTACAAACGGATTATGCTGAATGTAAGATTAATACCGAGCAATTCGATCAAGGTTTAAAAGATATTGGTATTCATTCTCAAGAAGAAAGAATGTTCGAAAAACTTGATGCCGAAGAAGCTAGGTATGAATTTAAAATGGATAAAGCTGCCGAACAAGCAAGAAACGAATGATGTATTGTGTAATTTGGTCAAAAAAGAAAGAAGATAATTGGAGCTTATTTAGCAATAATTGTTTCTTAATTGAATCAGAAGCACAAGAGTTTGCTGATAAACAAAAATCACGAACTCATAAATTTAAAGTTGCCAATATGAAAGATTGGTTTTGAGGAGTATATATGAAAGTAAAAGTAAATAAAGATCCTGATAAACCTGAAAAGTTTACATGGGCTAAACATAAAAAATGGTTAAGCACTTTTACAGATTGTAAAACTGTTTATCCTGAAACTAATAAAAGAAAAAGAGGTAAAAATGCCAAACGATAAAATATATAAAACAGCTGACCTTGCTCAATTTAAATATGTAAAAGGTAATAGATCTATACATGAACCTTGGGTAAGAAAATTAGCAGAACTTATTAAAGAAAAAGATCTGCAAATGCCTATCATAGTAGATGAAAATATGAGGGTACAAGATGGACAACATAGATT